GTCTGGCGAGAAAGTCGTGGAGTTCGTGCCACACGGGGCCGAGGATGTTGCTCAAGCCGAGCAAGCGACCGACTACATCAACCATGTATTCATGCAACAAAACCGTGGCTTCAGCATCCTATACGACGCGTTCAAGGATGCGTTGGTCCGCAAGGCGGGGGTCATCAAGTTCTATTACGATGAATCCGTTGAAGTGTCGACAGAGAACTACACCGACCTGACACGCGAATCCATGATGATGTTGCTTCAGGACGAAGACGTTGAGGCGTCTGCCGTGAAGGAAACACCGATCGGTGAGCCAATCATGGTTCAACCGCCGGTCATGGATGAGATGGGCAACATCATCCAAGAAGCGATCATGGATCAGCCAATGTCATACGACCTTGAGCTAAAGCGCCGTACCAAGAACGGAAAGATCAAGTGCGAGGCGTTACCTCCAGAAGAGTTCCTGATCGATCGTCGGGCTAAGTCAATCCACGACGCAACGATCGTCGCTCACCGCAAGATGGCGACCGTCTCCGAGTTAGTCGCGATGGGTTACGACTTCGACATGGTGAAGGACCACGCAGGCGAGGACTTCCAGTTCGACACCAACAGCGAATACTACAACCGTAACCCCGTAGCGACGTTGAAGAACTACGTCGCAAAGGACGATGCGAACAAGCGCGTTCTCTACATCGAAGCCTATGTGAAGGCGGATTATGATGGCGACGGCATTGCGGAACTGCGTAAGGTGTGCTGTATGGGTGACGCTCACGAGATTGTGCGACATGAGCCATACGATCACATTCCATTTGCGGCGTTCTGCCCAGACCCAGAGCCACACACGTTCTTTGGTCAGTCGTTAGCCGACATCACGATGGATATCCAGAACATCAAGTCGCACATCCTCCGTAACCAGTTAGACTCACTGGCGCAGTCGATTCACCCACGCATGGCTGTCGTTGAAGGTCAGGCGAACTTGGAAGACGTGCTGAACTCCGAAGTCGGCGGAATTATCCGTATGCGCGCTCCAAACATGGTTCAGTCGTTCTCTCAGCCGTTTGTCGGACAACAAGCGTTCCCGATGATGGCGTACATGGACGAAGTGAAGCAGTCGCGTACCGGTATCAACCGTGCGGCGGCAGGCTTGGATGCTGATGCATTACAGTCAACAACGAAGACAGCGGTTGCGGCGACCGTCACGGCGGCACGTCAGCACCTAGAGTTGATTGCTCGCATCTTCGCAGAAACCGGAATGACCGACTTATTCAAGGGATTACTGAAGCTGACGATCTTGCATCAGGACCAACCGCAGATGGTTCGGTTACGGAATGAGTTCGTGCAAGTTGACCCACGCGCATGGCAAGCAGGTTTCGACGTGACAGTGAACGTCGCGCTTGGCGGAGTGGATGATGAGCAGAAGATGATGCTACTTGAGTCTATCGCTCAGCGTCAGGAAAACGTGATCTCGCAGTTCGGTTTAGATAATCCGCTTGTTACGTTGTCTCAGTACAGGAATACTGTCGGCAAGATTATCGAAACGGCAGGCATTAAGGATGTCGATAATTACTTCCTTGATCCAAATGGTCCGCAGGCTCAGCAGATCATGGCGCAGGCATCGCAGAAGCCGAAGAAGCCAAGACCTGAAGAGATACTCGCGCAGGCTGAGATTGCGAAGACACAAGCCGAAACGCAAGCACGGATTGCGGCGATGAACTTGGATCGCGAGAAGATGTTCATGGAAGATGAGCGCAAGCGCGATGAACTGGATGCGAAGATTTCGATGGAAGCATTGGAGCTTCAGGCGAAGTACGGTACTCAGATCGACATTGCTCAGTTGAAAGCAGAGGTTGAGCGAGAGAAGTTGAATATCCGTGAACGCGGAGCCACATTAAGACAGATGATGAATAACACACCACGAGGTGAGTAATGATCTTTACAAGACGGGACATTGAGCTTGGAGAGAAAGCTCGATCCGTCGTCGAGAACGAGACATACAAAGACGCACTTGTTACTGTCCGTAACAGGTACGTCGAGTCTCTTATCAATACGGCGGAAGATGAATCGGCCAAACGCGAAAAGGCGTATATGGCGATCAGGATGCTAGAAGAAGTGGAAGCACAGCTTGTTAGCGTTATGGACAAGGGAAAGTTAGCTAAACAACACCTTGACAAACTAAACCGTAGATAAGGGATAATGTAACCATGAGTGACACCCAAGAAACTGGACCACTTTCAGTTAAACAAGCCGCTAGTGTATTCGGTGGGTTGATGGAGCCTAAAGAGGTAACCCCAGAAGCCGTTGAATCAGAAGTGGTAGAAGAGTCCGAAGCAAGTGCAGAGGACGTTGAGGTAGAGGATACGTCGACCGAGGAATTTAGCGAGGACTCGGAATATGACCCCGAAACCGGTTCGGAGGAAACGAACGAAGCAGACGAAGAAGGGAGTAGCCAGACTTACACCGTCCGAGTAGATGGTGACGAAGTCGAGGTAACGATCGATGAATTGTTGAGCGGGTATTCGCGAACTCAGGACTACACGCGTAAAACGATGGCATTAGCCGATCAGCGAAAGGGACTGGAAACAGAGCTTGAGCAGATTCGGCATGAACGCGCACAACTAACGCAGGTTCTTGAGCAGATGGATGTTCAGGATCAAGAGCAAGAGCCGAACTGGGATTTGCTATATCAGCAAGACCCACAACAGTGGCTCATTCAGCGTGAAGTGTGGCGCGAGAAACAAGAGCGGAAACGCGCACTTGTTGAGGAGAAACAACGGTTGCTCCAAGCGCAGGAGGCGGACAAGCAGAGAGTTGTCTCTCAGTTTGTTGAGCAAGAACGAGGCAGATTAACCGAAGTTCTTCCACAGTGGCGTGATGAGAAAGTCGCGAAGGCAGAGAAGGCGAAAGTGGCCGACTATGCCAAGAGGATCGGATTCACCGATCAGGAGATCGCGCAGTTCTACGATCACCGTGCTGTTTCGACGTTATACAAGGCGATGAAGTTCGATGAGCTTCAGGGCGGTAAACCAAAGGCTAAGAAGCAGGCAACGCCTGTCGCGAAAGCCGGAGCCGCGACAACAACGCCTAAAGGTCGAGATGCTTATCGTAAATCGCAACAACGACTCGCGAAATCAGGCAAAGTCGCAGATGCGGCTAATGCATTTAAACATTTGCTAGGTTAGGAGATTTAACTCATGGCAACTTTTACTACCTATGACGCGGTTGGTATCCGCGAAGAACTGGCTGACGTGATCTAGACGTTTGGATCACATTAAAATCGGGTGAATTGCCGGAAACCCCTTAGAGCCTCAAGCACCACAGCGTAACTGGTAACGGTAAGCGCGAAGGTTTAAAAAGATTGAGGATTGGGCAATCGGCCTCCAAGCACCTTGGGGACAAGGTGAAGGATCAACGACTAACAGCAAACCACTAGAACAGTGATGAAGCTGACACGAGCGCCCGACACACGAGAGTGTGATGATATAGTCTGATCTGCATTGAAAGATGCAGAAGCCGAGGATAAAGAGCCACGGCGGTAACAGAGAATGACAACATCTCGCCAGAAGAAACTCCGTTCATCTCCAACGTTGGACGTAAGTCTGTTGCGAACACATTGTTTGAGTTCCAAACAGATTCATTGGCTTCAGTTGACACAACTAACGCTGTGATCGAAGGCGCAGGCGCAACTGCATCTGACGCTTCTGCAACTGCAACTAAGCGTATGCAGAACTACACGCAGATCAGCCGTAAGGTCGTGTCGATCTCTGGCACTGAAGAAGTCGTCAACAAGGCAGGTCGCAACTCTGAATTGAGCTACCAGTTGGCTAAGAAGTCATCTGAGTTGAAGCGCGACATGGAAGCGATTCTGACTCGCAACCAAGCGGCAGATGCAGGCGATTCTTCAAATGCTCGCAACACTGCATCTTTGGAAGCATGGCTCCGCACTAACACTAACCGTGGTTCAGGCGGTACAACTGACGGTGCAAACCCAACGTTGTCTGGCACAACTTCTGGTTATCCAAATGCGGCGGCGACTGACGCTTCTAACGACGCACTTCGCGAGTTCACTGAAACTCTTCTGAAGGACGTCATTTCTAGCGTGTGGACCGAAGGGGGTGATCCCTCAATCTTGATGGTAGGCCCAACTCAGAAGCAGAAGGCATCAACCTTCGCAGGTATCGCGGCACAGCGTTACATGGCTCCAAACGACGGCCCAACAACAATCATCGGCGCGGCTGA